CATTTATGGCTAACTTTGAAGAAAAGGACACCAATACAGCCGGATTGAGTTTTGACGAAAAGAGATTTTTTGAAAAAATGAATAGTCTTTTCGGAAAGGACTTACAACGCAGATTCTCAAAGTTAACCGAGGAATACCACGAATTGTTTGTTGCGGCTGATGATATGTTGGTAAACGGTATAATTCCGGACGACAAAACGGAAATAATAGACGAGTTGGCAGACATGAACGCCGTTTTGTTCCATATTGCAGCGTTGTTCGGGTATAGCCAAAAGGAATTGTTGGAAATGGCAGCAACGAAAATTGAGGGACGACAGATTGACCCAAATTTCATGCGAAAGCACCCGCACAAAAAGAATGATATATATTGCAGTTCAATATATGATGCAAACGACGTCTATTGCGGAAATTGCGCAGCGTTCAAATGCGAGGATATGAACGGCGACGGATATTGCGAAACGTGCGATACCATGCGACATTGTGGCGATTTGGCGTGCCATAAATGGCAAAGCAAAGCAGAAAATCAGCAATACAAACATTTTGAGGAACGTTTTAATAATAAACAATAAACAGATATGGAAAAGGATTTTATGAGAGAATTTGAAAAGGATTTAGCCGAGTTGATTAATAAGCACGGTTTGGAAAGCAGATTAGGCGATACGCCGGACTATTTATTGGCGCACGTCGCATTTCAAGCAATGGCAGAATTTGGCATGGCGGCAAAAGAAAGGGACAAATGGCACGGATTCAGAAAGGCAGACGAAAAGAGCGCAAAGGACGCCAAAAGAAATTACCCGGACGATTGCAATATTTACAAAGACCGTTTCAAATGCGCCGATTATATGAAAACGCAGCCAATTGCAAATCTGATTCAGCGAATGAGAAAGACAAACGACGAAGAAGAAAGAAAGGCGATTTTTGATTTTGTAAAGACGGCATACAAGGCAACGTTGCCAAAGAAATTGGAAGATATTCCGCAGGAAGTAAAAGACGTCGCCGAAGTTTTGGAAACGGCATTGGGCGCACGTGTTGAGATACACCGTATTGAGAAACCGGGAAAGAAACGTAAATTCAGAAAGAAACCAAGAAAGGAGGGCGGAAATGAAACCCGTTGAGTTTCCCGGCGTGAACGTAGTATTTGCGAAAGACCAACCGGAATACATTCCGTTGCCCGCAATGAAAGTTCCCAACGACCCGCAGGGGCTTATAATTACCAAATGGCAGTTATCCCCGGAGGAATTGGAGAGAGTGAAAGAAACCGGAACAATACATTTGTCAATGCTGACGTTTAACCAACCATTGCAACCCGTATTGTTGACGGTAGATTTTCCAAGCGAGCAGAAAGAAACATAACTTAAAAACAAAGTATATGGAAAGTAAAAAGAAAAAGCGTTTGTTTATCCATGTGGGCGACGTGAGGATTGCGCCGGACATTATCAGCGCATACGCACCGATTAGCAGCCCGGCAAATCCGACCGGGGTACAAATCATTTTCCCGAACGGTCGCTATTTGGAGATAAAGACAACAGCGCAGGAACAAAAACAAGTTATTGCCAAGTTGGACAAACTGAAAGAGCCAACAGCGGTTTAATGAGCAGAAACGCCCCGGAATTTATTACCGGGGCTTTGCCGTTTAGGTACATGAACCAAAGAAAGCCAAAATTAGCCCCGTAGGGACGAAATAATATAAAAGACAATAAAAGTATCAAGTAACAAACAAAACCCGCTTAAAACGAAAATTCCCCGAAAATAACAAGCAAAGGGAAAGCGACGTTTGAGAGGAAAGCAAAGCAAAAGACTTTACCGTTATAAAAAGGTTGGAAAATGGAAGCAAGTAAAAGACAAAGGGGCGGACGCCCAAAGATGTGCAAGCGAACGAAAGACCAAAGGGAATTTGATTTGTCGTTTTGCTCAATTCTGTTTTTGCGTGGTTACACGTACAAAGAGATTTCCGAAAGACTGAATGAAGAAAACGCCCGGCGTGGGGTCGGTTACACAATCAGCAAACAGATGGTTTATTGGGATATGCAACAATTGCTTATTGAGTGGAAACGTGAGCGTTTGGATAATATAGACGATTACGTTACGCAGGAATTGCGAAAGTTGGATAAAATGGAGGTTGAATTGTGGGAGGCGTGGGAACGTTCCAAGACCGGGAAAACAAGAGAGAAAAACAGACAGAACGCCAAACCCCGCAAAGTATTGGAAGATGGCGACAACCCGGAATATTACGGGTATGAGGAAACGACAACGGAAACGTCCGCCGGGAACCCCCGGTTTTTGGATTTGCTTTTGAATGTGCAGCAACGCCGGGCAAAGATGTTGGGATTTGATGCACCAATTAAAGTTGAGATTCCGGGAATAGAAAAAACCATAAACGGCGATGCACCGCAATACGATGTATCAGCAATCCCGGATGATTTATTGTTTGCCGTTGCTGACAAATTACAATCGGCAGAGTATAAACGAATATTAGCGGAAAAGGGGGTAACAGATGGCAACACGTAAGAAAACAGCCGTTCCGGCAAAAGAACCGGAGTACAAAAACGAGATATGCAACAATTGCGAATTAGCGACATGGGTAACGCATTTGCACCAACATTTAGACCATGCAGGGAAACCAATTTGTTTAACGTGTCCGCATGAAACATATTTCATTGTTAGGGGTCGTAAAGCGTGCCAACATTTCATAAAGAGAAAGGAGGCAAAAAATGAATAATGAGGAATTGTTGAAAATGTACGCCGCCATTAAAAACAATCCGGGCGAAATAGTCAAGGCGGCGGCACGTAATAGATTGTTGAACTTTTCCCGGTATATGCAACCGGATTTAGCATTGGAACCGTTTCACGTCGTTTATTATACGTTGTTGGATATGTTCGCACACGGCAAAATAAGAAAGATGATTGTACAAATGCCGCCCCAACATGGGAAAAGCGAGGGTTCAAGCCGAAAAACACCCGCTTTCATGTTAGGTTTAGACCCGGACAAAAAGATTTGTATCGGGTCGTATGCGGCAACCATTGCGAGAGATTTTAACCGTGATGTGCAAAGGATAATTGATACCCCAAGTTACCGGGAATTGTTCCCGAAAACGTTTTTGAATGGTTCAAACGTCGTTACAATGGCAAACACCTATTTACGAAATTCTGACGTTATCGAAATGGTCGGGCATAAGGGTTCGTTGCGTGTTGTCGGTCGTGGCGGTTCTTTGACGTCAAAAACCGTTGATGTATCAATATTGGATGATGTTTACAAGGATTACGCAGAGGGTAACAGCCCCATTGTACGCAATGCGGCGTGGAAATGGTACACGACCGTTGTACGCACCCGTTTACATAACGATTCGCAAGAACTGATTGTATTTACCCGTTGGCATGATGATGATTTGATTGGGCGCATAGAGAAAAGCGGGGAAACGGTTATTGATATTAAAAGTTGGGACGATGTAAAGAACATTCCGGCGGGCGCATGGGTACGAATTAACTTTGAGGGATTGAAAACCGGGGAGCCAACAGAGATTGACCCACGGGAACCGGGGGCGGCATTATGGGACAGACGACACAGCCGGGCGAAATTGGAGGGGCAACGAGCATTAGACCCGGTACAATTTCAATGCTTATATCAAGGGAACCCCGGAAACGCAGAGGGTAAATTGTATCGGAACCCGTTCCGAACATACGTTGACAAATCAGAATGGGGGACGTATGTACGTAGTGGCAATTACACAGATGTTGCAGACGAGGGGGACGACTTTACATTTTCTGTTTGTTATGACGTGTATAAATCCGGTAATGAGGCATGGAACGAACAAAAGAAACGGTTTGAACCGATATTGTATGCGCTAATTACTGACATGGTATTTACGCAGGAAAACACGGAAATAACAGCCGTTACCGTCCCGGATATGATTAACCGTTGCGGAACGCAAAAAGCATGGATTGAAAGCAACAACGGCGGTTCCGGCTTTGAAAAGGTTATAAGGAAAAAGATAAAAGCAGTTTCAGAACCATTTTATCAAGGGGCAAACAAGGAAAGCCGCATTATAACAAATTCAGCAATGGTAAACGCACAAATTATAATGCCGATTGGATGGGAACAACGTTTTCCAAAGATATATGAGCATTTAACCGGATTTTTAAGGGATTTCCCGGCAAATGCGCATGACGACCCGGAGGACGGTTTGACCGGAATATACGAAAAAGAGTTGGCGGACGGCGATACACGACCATACAGCCAAGCAACAAGGGGCGTTAAACGTCGTAACTAACAATTTATTTCATATACGCAAGAGTTTACCGGAAAAATATTATAACTTTGCAAAAGATAAATGGGGTAAAGGGTTAGCCCCGGAGATAGTAAAACGAGTTTTAAACATTAAAATTTTAGGATTATGATTTGTAAGTGTCCGGCGGGTGCGGCTTTGCCCGATATTCCCGTAAGTAATTGCCCGGAAAGTTTTGGGCAGATTCAGAAAGTAGCATTTCAAAGATTGTACAAAAGCACCGGAGAAAAAAATTCATTTACAACCGATGCAGGTATTGAAAAAAAAGCGTCGTGGACGCCGTTGTTGTCGGCTGACGATGATACAAAGATTGTTATTTCCCCATACATTCAAGCCCCGACAGCAGAAGCAGGCGCACCAAGAACGTTCGGAGGTGGTAACGAAACATTGGGAGGCGTTGAGGAAATTATGGGACGTGAGCCAACACCATTTACCGGGGTTATGCGAAAGTTGCCGCAGAAAATTATCAAGGCTTTGAAAGAATTGCAATGTGAAAATTGGGGCGACAATTTGGGCGTTTATCTGTTTGACGAAAACGGAGCAATTGGAGCAATCCAAGACCCAACGACCGCAACAACGCATTATCCAATACCGATTCGTTCTTTGTTTATCGGAGATAAAACGTTGGGCGGATATGAGGCACCGGATAGTAACAACATTCAATGGGCTTTTTTGCCGAATTGGTCGGACGATTTGGCAATTATTGTGCCGGAGGATTTCAACCCGTTAACTGATTTAAAGGCGGGAGCATAGTAACGTTAGAGGATTTTTCAATTGATTTTTCAAATGACTTTGCGGTTGTTATTCATTCAACAAATGAGTATTCAGTAAATTACGTTAAGTCTATGGTAAAACAAAAGAAAAGAACGAGGCTATGACAAAGACAACAAAAGTTTTATTGGTTTGTCCCCAACACAATATGAAACGAGAATTTGAGATAACGCACGCCGAACGTTTGTTGATGATGGGAAACAACGGCGGTTGGCAGTTGCCGGAAAACTCAAATTTTGAATTTAGCAAAGATTATGGGATTAGGTATAAACGACATAAAAAAACAGATTACGGAGCAAAAGAAAGGGGCGGCGATTAACCGTGCGATTGTACACCAACAGCGCATTAAGTTTCACGCCGAAACCTATGTTGCGCCGTATATCAGTCAACCGTTGACGGATTTTTTGAATTTCGTTTCAAACCTTATACCCGACGATAAGTTTAAAATTTTCAAAACTCTTTTCCGTTACCCCGTTAAGACCAACGAGGTAACGGGAATTTGCTTTGATAAGTTGAGCCGAATTTTTGACGGTCGTAACCCGGCGTTCAATTATCAGTTTATGGAGAGCGAACAAAGGGACGATTGGGAGTATTACAGACAGAACGTTTTAAGGGAGCCGGAAATTTGGAGTTCTAAGGGGTGGGAATATTTCAAAACCGAAATTAACAGCGTTCTAATTGTGGATTTGCCAACAGAGCAAGACGCCGCCGATAAATACCCCCGTCCGTATTTCTATTGGTTGCCAATTGAGCAGGTAATAACGTTTGATGCAGACCCGGTAACGGGCGTTATGCGATGGATAATTTTCAAGCAGGACGACAAACGTATTGCAGTAATTGACGATGAGAGATACCGGGTATTTACGGAGAAAGACGGGAATATTGGCGATTTGCTGATTGACAGCCCCCACGATTTAGGTTATACCCCCGCCCGTTTCTTTTGGAATGAGGCAATAAGTTTGAGGGAACCCGATGTTAAGGCGTCGCCATTGACCGAGCAGTTGGAAAGCATGGATTGGTATCTGTTTTATCATATATCAAAACGGCATTTGGATATGTACGGTTCATATCCGATTTATTCCGGCTATGAACAAAGTTGCGATTTCAGCAACGCAGAAAATGGCGATTATTGCGACGGCGGGTTTTTGAAAGACAAACAAGGGCGTTATAAGTTAGACCAAGCCGGGATATTAGAGCGTTGCCCGAAATGTGGCGACAAACGAATTGCCGGGGTTGGTTCTTTTGTTGAAATACCCGTTCCCGATGGCGACAAACAACCGGATTTGCGCAACCCGGTTCAGATGTTGACCGTTGACCGTAATAGTTTGGATTATAATGTTGCCGAGGAAGAGCGATTGCGCAACAATATTATCACGTCTATTGTCGGAACGAATGAGGAAATAACAACACGGGACGCATTGAACGAACAACAGATAAAAGCAAATTTTGAGAGCCAAAGCACAATTTTAAACCGGGTAAAGAAAGGGTTTGAGGCGGCGCAACAATTCGTTGATGAAACGATTTGCCGATTGAGGTACGGGAATTTGTTTATTTCTGCAAAAATTAATTTAGGCACGGAATTTTATATTTACGATGCAATGGAGTTGCGGGAACGTTACAAGTTAGCAAAGGAAGCCGGAGCGAGTGAGGCGGAATTGGACGCAATGCAAAACCAAATTATCGAAACGGAGTACCGGAACGACCCGACCCAATTACAAAGAATGTTAGTGTTGGCAGAATTGGAGCCGTACCGACATTTAACCCGTGCCGAGGTATTAAATTTATATGGGCAACAGATAATCAGCGAACCGGAATTGCGTGTAAAACTGAATTTTGCTAATTTTGTTCGCAGATTTGAGCGAGAAAATACAAATATTTTGGAATTTGGAACACAAATACCATTTTCCGAGAAAATAAAAGTAATAACTAATAAATTTTACGAGTATGCAAGTGAAAACAGAGGACGGGCAGATTAAGGACGTTAATATTTTAGACGTTACCCCGGAAAATTTTATCGTACCAAAGGGCGAGGAAGATTGTTATCATTGCCGCATTGAGGTTAAGAAGTTCAACCAAGACACGGGCGTAAGAATTTCAAAACCACGTATGCAGGTTTTTGGCAAAAAGTTCTTTGAATCGTTTGGATTGCACAATTTGAGAAAGCAGGGTTTTACCGTTGATGTAATGCACGACCCGAACAAATGGTTGCAGGAAAACGAGGCTAAATTGGAGGCGGAAAAACAGAAGAAAGCCGAGGCAGAAGCAAAAGCAAAAGCGGAAGCAGCAGAGGCAGAGAAAAAAGCAATGAAAGAAGCTATGAAAGCCGAAATTCTTGCAGAACTGAAAGCCGAGGAATTGTTGGCAACGGCTGCAAAGCCGGGAAGAAAGCCAAAGGAAACACCGGAGGCAAAGCAGGATGCGCCGGAGGTAAAGCCGGATGCACCGGAAACAAACGAATAAGTTAAACCAAAAAATTATAAAGATATGGCACAGATTGCGCAGCAGGACAATTTGGTTATTACAAGTACAACACCAATTGCGACGATAGACGCAGCCGCAAAAAAGAAATTGAAAGAATGTATTGAAGCCGGAACGATTAACGATGTTATTGTAGTAACACCGGAAACGGCAAAAGTAACAAACAAATCAAAGGTATTGGCATGGTCGAAAGACGTAACAGCACCGCAGGCACCGACATATAAGGTTGCGTTGGTTGATTGCAATACCGGAGCGTTGAAAGTATTTAGTTTGAGTTAATAATAAAAGGGTAATATTATGGCATTAACAAGAGAAATTTTGGTAGCAAATGCGGCTTTGTCCGGTTTGACTGACGAACAGATTAACGCAATTACAACGTTATCACAGAATGACGAAAATAGTGTAATAGCAAAGAAAACCGGGGAAATTTACGGCAATTTGGATGCGGATATTTTGGCAGCGTCCGGAGTTGAGAAAAACGGAACCGAAAAAACATACGATTACGCAAAACGTGTGTTGGGGGATTTTAAGACAAAAGCGGAAAGCGTTACCGGGTTGGAATCACAGATTGCAACGTTGACAAAAGAGAAAACCCGTTTGGAAAAAGTAATTGCCGACGGTGGAGGAGATGCGGAAACCGCAAAGCAATTGAAGCAGGCAAAAGCAGATTTGGCAAACGTTACAACTCAATATACAGAGTTGAACAAAAAGTTTGAGGCAGAAAAAGAAAACCATGCCAAAGAGTTGTTCGGCATTAAGATTGACAACGAATTGCAAACAGCGTCCGCAGGGCTTAAATTTAAGGCAGGTTTGCCGGAAAGTGTAACAAAGGTTATTTTGCAGCAGGCTAACGATAAAATCAAGGGAATGAACCCGGAATATATCGACGATGGCAAGGGCGGCAAAATTTTGGCGTTTAAGGACGAAACCGGGGCGATTATGAGAAACCCGAACAATCAGTTAAACCCATTTACGCCGGGCGAGTTGTTAACCCGTGAATTGGACGCAATGGGAGTTATCGAAAAAGGACGCCAACAGCCGGGAGGCGGAACAATCCCGCCGGGAGGTAGAGGCGCAGGCGGTAGCATAGTAATTGACGTTGCAGGATGCAAAACACGTGTTGAAGCATACGACGCAATTAGTAACAATCTGATGGCGCAGGGAATGACAGCAGGTTCCAAAGAGTTTGAGGATGCAATGGCGCAAGCATGGAAAGACAACAATATTGCAGCATTGCCGGAGAAATAAAACAACCACGGGTAAAGGGTAAACCCGCATTTAATAACAATTTAAAAACAAAACATTATGAGTTTAATTGCAACAAGATTACAGAATTGGCGAGTTCAGAACCCGGAATTTGACCGCAATATGACCCGCCCGTGTGAGTATGGCGCATTGGATTTCTTTATTGAGCAAACCAACGCCGCAAATTCCATTATTAACCCCAAGTTGAGGGAAAGGGCGTTTGCCTCAATGGGTAATACCGTACAAATCCCGGTTATCAATTACGATGGCGATGTTACCGTTGGCAACGTCCGTTCATGTGTAATTGAGGACGACGAAAATACGTCCGCACTTTATACCGTTGTGTGGGCAACATACACAATCGGTTTTACTATGGTTCCGGCGGCTTATACGAACAATGAAATTTCGTATGAACACGACTTTTACCGTAAAATGGAAAAATATACACGTGCGTTGGCTGATGCGTTAGACAAAGGCGCAATTGCAGCGTTGGAAGCACAGAAAACGCAGGTATTGAAAGACAAATTGAATTATGACTTTTCCGGTAACGTTATCAAGGTTAAAAAGGAAATGGCGACCGAGATTTTGGGCGACATTGACCCGATTATGAGAGCCAATTGTTACCCACGTATGCCGCATATCGTTTGCAACGCCGGAATCGAAAGTTTGGTTCGCAAATTGGCGCAGCATGGAGCGACAAACGACGTAAACAAGCAGTTGGAATACGCCGGAAAGAAATTCCATTACACCAATAACGTAACTAACGAAAGCGGACAGAACGGAACATTCTTTGCCGTTGAGGACGGAAATATTGGCGTGTTAACCCGTGTTGACCGTGAAGCATTGCGCCGCACACGTGCCAATTTCCACGAATGGGACGTTGTACGTTTGCCGATGATTGATTTGCCCGTTGGTTCGCACTATTATACGTCAGTAGGCGACCAAAGCGGAACAGTTGGAGCAGCAACAGAAGATTTGACGTGCGCCGTTAAGGAGTATTTTGGATTTAGCGTTGACGTTGCTTTTTTGGTGGCTTACAACAGCGACCCGGCAACCGTTGCAAATCCGATTATCAAAGCACAGATTGCCGAGCGTGCGCAGAACGAACCGTTGGGTATGCCCGTATATGTTACTAACGCCGCAGCATTTCCCGGCGCATAACATAAGGTAAAAGGATTGTATAACCGGGGGCGGGGTTTTCCCCCGTCCCTTTTTTTATTTGCATTATGTATCGAATAAAAGACATACAAGCAGCATTATTGAACGTCGTAGGTTGGGAGCAATCATACAACCCGGAAACATTCATTGATGAACATTTGACACAGACCGAAAGCGGGTTGTACTTTCAAGGTGCGCACCCGCTTTTGACGTTGGATAATATGCAGGCAATAATGCCGGACGATTGGGGGCTACAATACCCGGAATGGAATTTGATTTTGCCGTATAAAGCAGGGCAAAAAGTAAAGCATAACAATATATTTTGGATTGCCAAAATAGATAATACCGGGCAGGAACCGACGGCGAGCGATTTTAACGGAGATTACAGCCGGGACGATTACGGAAACCCGTATTGGCGACCATACAACATTTTTTCTGACTTTTTGGAAAGACTGACATTAAACGGAATTGCAACCGTTGTTCAGACGTTTACACAGATTAAGCAGTTGGAAAAGGAAACCCGCAATTTATTAGAAAGAAAAACGTTTTTTGATGGTTCCGGCAGAATCCGGGCTACAATTCAAAATACCCATAAATTAGTAGGATTTGAAATTGTTCCGGTTCGTAGTATGGGGGTAACAACCAAAATTGAGAAAATCGGGCTACAAATGACCGGAGCGACCGGAAAGGTAAGAATGTATTTATTTCATTCGTCGCAGATTGACCCGGTAAAAACATTCGATTTGGATTTTACCGTTACAAATGGCGGCTTTCAATGGTTCCCGTTGACCGATTGTTATTTGCCGTATATCAGCGATGCAAACAACGCCGGGGGTTCATGGTTCCTTTGCTATAATCAAGACGAATTACCCGCCGGGATGGAAGCAATAAACGTATCTAAGGATTGGAGCCGGGAACCGTGCGGAACGTGCAACATTGGTTCCGTCGAAACATGGCGAGAAATGACAAAGTATTTGCAGGTTTCCCCGTTTAAAGTTGAAGCCCCGGAAACATTCGAGCAATACCCGGAATTATGGGACGTGGCTTATACTATGTACACCAATACCCACAATTACGGGCTAAATTGCGAAATAACGGTTGGTTGCGATTTGACCGACTTTATTATTTCGCAACGGCAGATGTTCCAAACCGTTATTCAAAGGCAGGTTGCGGCAATAGGTTTGCGCACGTTAGCAATGAATCCCAACGTTAGGGTTAACCGCAATCAGTCAAATGCAAGCCGCACGGATATTCTGTATGAGTTGGACGGCAATACGTCCGGGGTTCGTCCCGGCGGGTTGGGCTATGACCTTAAAAAAGCGTATGAGGCTTTGCGATTAGATACGCAGGGGTTAGACCGCATTTGTTTGAGTTGTAACAACCGGGGCGTTAGATACAGAACCGTTTAGTATATAATTTCAAGCAAAAGTTGTATATAATTTCAAGGTAAAATTGTAGAATTTAAAAGCGTAAATTATGAGAGTAAGAGGATTTCAAGCGTATATGATTGATGCGCAATACACGTATGATAAATTGAAAAAGGATATTGCAATTACTGAATCATGGTCGAGCATTTCCGGAAAGTTGCCGCAAATTTTGGTCGTGGCAAATATTGTTGACGACGACGGCGCAGAATATCCGTCGCCAAAAGCAAAAGTAACCATTGATGCAACAAACGTTGAAAAAGACATTCCGGCAAGTGGTATTGTAATGTTGGATTTGTCCGCCGCAAAAGATAAGTACATGAACAACGATATTGTTATTAAAGTGTACAACGACAAGCAGGAAAGCAGCGGGCAAACGCTGACAATTCAAGGAATGACAATTGAAAATGCAATGAGAGTTATTGATTTGCATTTGGCGTCAAAAGGACAAACGGATTTGGCGAAATTGTTACATTATTATCTGTTTAAGTCAAGCACGCCGGGAACGCCCGGACGTCCCGGAACTGATGCAACAATTACCGGAGCAACCGCAACCGTGGATGCAAATACCGGAACCCCGGAAGTAACGGTAACATTGGGCGGCACAGCAAGCGCACGAACATTTGCTTTTGCTTTTAAGAATCTGAAAGGGCAAGCGGGCGCACCCGGAAAGGATGCAGTTTTGACCGCAGCCACAAAACAAGCTATTGGAGGCGTAAAAGCGGCAACAGATATTGCGAATTTGGACGGCGGCGCACAATTGGCGCAAGTGATTGAAAAAGTAAATGCGATGTTGGCAGCATTGAGAACGTGCGGTATATTTATTTCGTGATATGGGAAAAATTGACGACTTATTAAAACGGGTCGTTCAATTCAACGATGAATTGACGTCCGGGCGGTTAATGCAGAAAATAATTTGGGACAACGAAGCGTATATAATAGACATGAACGCCGAGGAACAATTGTTTGAACAAGGCGTTAACCGTTTGGGCGTTTCAATCATGGATTACGCCCCGTATAGCCCGGTAACAATTGAGATTAAGGAGGCAAAGGGACAACCGACAAACCGGGTAACGTTAAGGGATGAGGGCGATTTTCAAAGTAGCTTTTATTTGGAAGTTGGCGACAAACAATTTGAAATTAAGGCGGCGGATTGGAAAACCGAGGAATTAATAAAAAAGTATGGACGCCAAATTTTAGGTTTAACGGACGAAAATATTAAAATCCTTATATGGCATTATATTTTCCCGGATTTAATAACAGAGGCAAAAAAAACGATATATGGCAGCGAATAACAAAGCCCCGGTAATTGCGAACCCGGAATTATTAGACCGTATTATTGGAAATATACAAACCGGATTGGTTGATAATTTACCGTGGTTGGACAAAGCATTTGGACGGGCTGAAAGACTTGTTAAATATGACGGGAACCGGAAACGTTATTTTACCCCGTGCGTATATGTAGGGCGAAACGATTATATCGAAGTAACCCCGGATGCAAATATTGGGAATTTTTCGTTTTTTTGGATTGACGACCCGCAGGAAGTCAGTTGGGAATCCGGCGTTTCAGTAGGGATAAAAACCCCGTTTTCCCTTATCTTTTGGTTTGATTTCCGGAAGATATTCAATGATGCAAGCGACCGGAACAAAGAAGCAATTAAGCGGCAAATATTGGACGTGTTGAACGGCGGCTTTTGGCTTAAACATGGGCGTTTGAAAATAACAAAGGTTTATGAGTTGGCGGAAAATATTTACCGGGGTTTTACTTTGGACGAAATAGACAACCAATTTTTAATGCACCCGTTCGGCGGGTTCCGGTTCTATGGAGAATTAAGTATTGGAGAATCATGTAAATTGTAAGAGTATGAAAGAATTTATTTTTTACGTTATATTGGTCGCATTGTTGGCGGCTTTTGTGCTTTCATTATTACGCAAATGGGGCGTTATTGAATGGGTACAAGTTCACGGGAACGATTTCTTTGCAAAGATGTTTAGTTGCGATTTCTGTTTGTCGTGGTGGGCGGGCGTTATTTTGTCCGTTCTTATGCTGATTATGACCGGGAACCCCGTATTATTGGGCGTTCCCTTTTGTAGTACAATGATAACACGTAAATTGTTATGAGAACCGTTGATATTAAGGGAAAGAAAGTTGAGTTGTACGATGCAATCGAGGATTTGCCGATTATGCGATTTCATAAGTACAACAAAATGTTGTTAGTTGACGCCGGGATTGGTTCAGATTTGGCGGATTTCGATAAACATATTGAAAAGGCGATAAGATATGCACACAGCAAAACCCCGCAGTTGGCGGCGGTTGAGTTAGAGAATATGCGCCAAAATGTGTATTTCATACAATCCGAGATTTCGCCCCGGTATTTAGCTTTTGCGGTTTTAGTAAAGAGCATTGACGGGAACCCGTGCAATGATTTATCAGACGACGGATTGCAAAAGATAGTTGATTTGTTCGCCGATGTTCCGAACGCAGAATTAACCGCCCATTTGGAAGCGGTTAAAAAAAAAATAGATGAAGAATTGCGGTTGTATTTTCCCCGGTTATTTGATGATGCAGCATTAAAAGAGTATTTCGACCAACTGAAAGAAAGAACGGTTATTTTATTGCGCACAATCATAGCCGGGGGAGCAACCGAAGCGGATGCAAAGAGAATAGACGAAATTACGGCGGAGTTGATAACGTATTTCAATCCGCAATCATTTTCGGGAACCGACAGCGTAGAAATACGATACGACAAACAATTTGAAAATATGTGTTTGATATTGTCGCAGAATTTGCACGTTGACCCGAAAAGATTTACCGTATTGGAATATTACAACGCATTTGAATACATTAAGGAGCAAGCGAAAAAAGCAAGCAGAAAAAGCCAAAATAAGGCGATTTAAGGTGTTTTATTTTTCAGACGATAAATTATACATTTGAGAAAAGAAAATTGATTGTAGGGCAAATTGCCCGAAAATAACAAAAACAAATAGTCGGATATATGGCAGATAACAACAACCCAATTAAATATTCTGATTTGGTAAGCCCCGATAATTCGATTACTGATTTGATAAAGCAATTGGATGAACTTTCAGACGCATATACAAATGCGTTGAAAAATATTAGGGCGGAAGCAATTCAGTTGGCGGCGGTTCTGCAAAAGGTTTCCGGGGCAACCGAGGACGGCAGGAACACAACCAAGAAAGCCGCAGACGATGCGGAACGTTTGGCACGTGCGCAACGTGATTTGGCGTTTGCAGAAAGCGAGAACGCCAAAAAGTTAGCCGAGTTAAAATTGGCACAACAGGAAGCGAACCAAATTAATAAACTGATTGTGAAAATAAATCAATCCGCCGAGGGTAGTTATAACCGTTTATCGGCGCAATATTCATTGAATAAGATTTATTTAAACAACATGACTAAAGCCGAACGGGAAAACACCGAGGAGGGGCGAAAATTGGTTGCACAAACCAAAGAAATATACGAAGAAATGAAACGTTTGCAGGAAGCAACCGGGAAATTTCAATTGAACGTCGGAAATTATACGGAGGCGTCCGACGCAATTATTGCGTATGGCGACAAATTAAAAGAAACGTTAGGTTTAAATAGCGCATTTGGCGAAAGTCTTTTGGCGTTAGGACGTGGCGGGGCTGAAAGTAAAGCCGTTTTTACAGCTATTGGCGACGGGGCAAAAGCATTGGGAAAAACTTTGTTGGGATTACTTTCAAACCCGGTTTTTTTGGCGATTGCCGGAATTGCGGCGGCGGGTGCGGCGTTTAAATGGTGGTACGATTATAACGCCGGGTTAGTTGAGGCAACGAGATTGACGCAACAATTTACCGGGAAAAGTGGCGATGATTTGAAAGCGTTTAGAAATGAGGTGCAAGCCGTCGCAGATTCGTTCGGCGCAGATTTCCGGGAAACATTGATTGCAACAAACGCATTATCAAAACAATTTGGTATTTCTGCAAATGAGGCATTGCAGTTGGTTAAGGATGGTTTTTTGTCCGGAGCCGATGCGAACGGGGAATTTTTAGACACGTTGAAAGAATACCCGGCATATTTCAAAGAGGCTGGAATATCAGCAGACCAATTTGTTGCGATTGTAGCCCAAACAAACAAAATGGGTATCTTTTCGGACAAAGGCGTTGACGCAATTAAGGAGGCAAATTTGCGTTTGCGTGAAATGACGACGGCGACGGCGGCGGCTTTGGACGGTATCGGTATTTCGTCGGAACAAGTTCAAAAAGATTTGCAGACCGGAACCAAAACAACGTTCGATGTTATACAAGACGTTTCCGCAAAATTGGCAGAATTGCCGGATAATGCGGCAACGGTCGGGGCTGCAATTGCAGATATATTCGGGGGTCCCGGAGAGGACGCCGGATTGCAGTATTTGCGCACGTTGAAAGATATTTCAACAAACATGGATGAAGTAAAAGGGAAAGCCGGAGTTTTGGCGCAATTGCAGGAGGAACAATTGCAAAGCCAAATTGAGTTGCAAAACGCATTATCCGGGTTGTTTGACGCAACCGGAGGAAATTTTGAAACGTTGACAACGCAGGCAAAAGTTTTTGTTAACCAAGGATTGACGGCGATAATAAAAGGGGTTATTGATGTTGTCAATTACTTGATTGAGTTATACAATGAAAGTGTTTTGATACGTGCAATTTGGAATGGGATTGTTGCCGGATTCAAAACAACATTTGATACGTTGGGAAATTTGTTTGGATTCTTTATTGATATAGTCAAAGCAACCGGAACCGCATTAAAGGGGGCGTTTACGTTAGATTTTGACGACGTAAAAAAAGGATTGGCAGATTATGCGGCAGCGTACGGAAATTTGGTTAAAGCCCAAGTTAAAGACATAACAGAAAATTTCCAAGAGGGTTTGGAGGGTATGCAAAAGAAAATAAAACCGTTAACAATCCCGGTTTCTGTTGGAGATACCCCGACGCCACAAACAGACAATAAGCCCGTAACGACACAGAACCCAACCGTAACGCCAAGGGGTAAAAGCGATGCGGAAAAGGCGGCAGAACAACAAGCAAAGCAAATTGAAGCGGCTTATAAAAAGAATTTGGAGGCAACCCGGAAATTGCAGGATGCACAATTGCAGTTGGAAACCGACGAATGGGCAAAGCGTAGGCAGCAAACGCAATATCAGTATTCCCGACAGATTGAGGATTTGCAACACCAATTACAGACCGAAAAGGATTTGAACGAAACCGGACGGCAGGCGATAAACGCAACAATTACGGCGTTAGAACAGCAGCAAACAGAGGCGTTGTTGAAAATAGAGCAAGAACGGCAGTTGCAAGAATTGGCATTGCAGAAAGAAAGCATTGAATTACGTTTGCAAGCGGTTAAGCAGGGAAGCGAGCAGGAACGACAATTGCGTATGCAGTTGTTAGAGAATGAAAGACAAACAGCATTGTTGCAGAATGAGCAAAAGCCGACCGGACAACAGCAGGACGCCGGGGTAATTAATGCCGGATTTGACGTTAAGGGAAACGCAATTGCCGACGAATATTTGCAAGCGCAATTAATGATGTTTGACCAGCAACAAGCGTTGGCGCAATCTGAATTTGATTTATTAAGAAATTCAGAAGCCCGGAAAACCCAATTTCGTTTGCAGGCAGAAAAGGAACGTTTGCAAAAGGTATTAGAATTGAACGAGCAAGCAGCCAATAAATTGTCAGATGTTGAAGTACAAACAATTCAAAACACAATAAAAAAGATTGACCAAGAAATTGAGCAGTCAAAAGGAGAGGAACGAGGAACAGACATTTACGGTTTGTTTGGGCTGAATTTGGACGACGACCAAAAAGAGGCAATTAATACGTCTATGCAATACGCATTGGATGCGTTAAATACATTCACGGCGGCACGTGTTGCCGCAGCAGATGCAGCCGTTGAGCAAGCGGATAAAGAGGTTTCCGCCGCACAATCGGCGTTGGATGCAGAATTGGAAGCAAGGGCAAACGGGTACGCCAATAATGTTGTACAAGCGCAAAAGGAGTTGGATTTGGCAAAGAAAAACCAAGAAAAGGCGTTGAAAGAACAACAGAAAGCGCAAAAACAGCAGGCAGCAATACAAACATTGCAGCAAATCGGAAACATGGTAACAGCAACGGCGTTGATATGGTCGCAATTAGGTTTCCCGTTTGCAATACCTGCAATTGCCGTAATGTGGGCGAGTTTTGCAGTGTCTAAAATCAAGGCGGCGCAATTGGCAAAACAGACCGGAGGAACCGGAGGAACGGAAACATACGGCGACGGTACCGTTGAACTTTTGGAGGGCGGTTCCCACCAATCCGGGGACGACGTGGATTTAGGAACCAAACCGGATGGAACCCGGAGGCGTGCCGAGGGCGGGGAATTTTTCGCCGTTATCAATAAACGTAATTCCCGCCGTTTCCGTCGTTTAATCCCGGACGTAATAAATAGTTTGAACCGGGGAACATTCCCCCAAAAGTACCTTAATGCCTACAATACCGACGGCATTAATGTAACGGTTCAACAAAATAACGCACCGGATTTGCGGGATTTAAAAGACGATGTAAGGGAGATTAAGGAACAAAACCGCCGCCGTCGTTACGTCGATGGCAACGGCAATGTTATTGAGGTTTACAAGAATTTGACACGTAAAATTAAAAATTGATATGAACCCGATTTATAGACATTCATTTGTAAATGCGTTTTTAGCGAACGGGGCGATAAGTAAAACAACCGGGAACATAAACGGGAATAGTACAAATACCTATTATACCCGTACTTTTGTCCCGGTTGGGAATGTGTACCCCCGCAAATTGTTTCAGAATTACACCCCGCAAGACGGGGGCGCATTTTACGATAGCAATAAAAAGATTATCGGCGGTTGGGGAAGCGACCAGTTCGCCACAAATACGGAATTTGACATACCAAGCAATGCCGCATATATCCGGTTTAATGTAAGCAAAGCGCGATACGCCAACGGGACGGCATGGTTGAGATTGGGAACGTTGGACGCCCCGAACGTCTTACAAGGTCAAACCGTGCATCCGATTTATAAGGACGATTTGGCAAAGGAGTACGAATTAGAAACCAACCAACGGTTTTATCGTGCCAAATTATCCGGCAAAATTACCTTTGTCCGGGATGATTACGACTATATAAACCGTCAATCGTTCGACAATGAATTTTTGTATTGCATTGAAAAGAGCGACGACGGCGGGCGTACATGGTTCCAATACTTTCAAGGCAAGTTTATGAAAACCGATTGCACGTTTACCGATTACGATAAAAAGGTTGTTGTACAACCGGACGCAATCGACGATTATAACGACGTGTTGGCAGGGTTGGAAAAGGAATACAATTTGATAACATTAGCCCCGTCAATCCAACGTATAACCATAAACAAACGCCCGCTTATTCAAATATATGTTCCGGGCGATAGTGTTGTTTCGTGTTTTTTGGGCGGTACGAATTGGGAACAAGACGCAAACACCACGACCGACCAAAACGCACTAATACAAACCTATCATTTTGCACTATGTAATATTTTGAAAGAAATACGAATTACGTCGCACGGTTCCCCGGCGGTAATATCCGGGCTTTATACCGGGCGAATGGCGACGGGTGCAAGTGCAGACGTTTTCGAGGGAAAATTATACCCGGAATTAAACGTAAATTATTATATCTATATTACGCAACAAAGAATTGGCGGTTTACCGTTTGGGGCTGTTGTGGTCGAGATACGCAAACAATCCGATGATACGGCAATGTTTCGTTATACAAAGATTACAACGTCGCCTTTTGATACATTGGAGTTTGATTTAACCGCTGTTGAGGGTTCCGGCGCAACGGGTACAATGCACGCCGATATGAAAAGTTATAATATATACGCCCGGTATTTGTGCGACGTGGGGAAAATCGACGACCTTAATACATATCCATTGCCCGCCGATGATATAGTTGATAATAACCGTAATTATAGGCGTGCGATTGGTTACGCAATCGACGTGGCGTTTATTTCAAACAACTTTTCAGATACCCCGACCGAGTGGGGATTAGCGGACAACGGAAAGTATTTTGCGCCGCCTTATTCCATATACGGACAAACGTTTTATCCAATCGCCCGGTCAACGTGGCGTTATGCGTCGTTGTGGTTTGGGTTTTATTTGATGGATTGGATATTAGAGGAAAAAGCACGAAAAGCATATACTTTGCGGGATGCGTTCCCGGTTGCGTCTTGTATATCCGTTTTGCTCAATCAGATTGCACCGGGTATAACACACGCAGCCACGGCGGAATACAGTCAATTTTTATACAGCGGTAACAACCCAATATCCGGGTTGAACTTCCGTTTGCTTGTATCACAGAAAACCAATATTATAAACGGGGAATATCAGCAACCCGCACAAAAAGCCCCGACGACCTTACAACAATTTACCAATATGTTACGGGATTGTTTTAAATGTTATTGGTTCATTGAGGACGGCAAATTTAAAATCGAACATATCCAATATTTCCGCAATGGCGGTTCCTATTCCGGCGGGGCTATATTAAGCCACGATTTGACAAAGGAATTGAATTTGCGCAACGGGAAACCGTGGGTGTTCAACACGTCGGAATATTCGTTTGATAAGGTCGATTTGCCGGAACGTTACCAATTTGAATGGATGGACGACGTTACGGCGGCATTTGAAGGGTTGCCGATACAAGTAATAAGCAAGTATGTAACGCCCGGAAAGGTTGAGGAAATTAATATATCAAACTTTACGTCCGATATTGATATGATGTTGTTAAACCCCGGCAATATGAGTTCGGACGGGTTCGCCTTGTTTGCCGCCGTTCCGCCAACGTCCGGGTCGCAATGGATATTACCATTTACCCACCGAACTATTAACGGGGTCGAATACTTTTTGCAAAACGGATATTTGGCGTTTATCAATCTGCAATCCCCGTATTGGTTATATGATTTACCCGCCCGTCGTGTATCAATAAACGGTTCCGAGGTTTACGCATACGGTATTGAGAGAAAGAAGAAACAAACGTTTAGTTTTCCGGCAAATGACGACCCAAACCCGATGCAACTAATAAAAACGTATATCGGTAACGGTCAAGTTGATAAATTAAGCGTAAATTTGTGTAGTCGAAACATTAAAGCAACGTTGAAATATGATACAGAATAACAATATAAGCGTATTGCCGTGGTACACGTCAATAGAGCAGCAGAACCACCGTAAAAGTTACGCATACGGGCAAATATACCCATTGTTCGCACCGGCTGATAGATTATTGCCGTTTCAGATAATAAGAAATACCCGTTCAAATTCTGTTACGTCTGTTATTCTATATGATAAAACCGGAAAACAAATTGCAAATATAACAACATACATGAGGGAAACCGGATTGCAAGTTGTCCGGTTTCAGTCGTTGGGATATGATGTAATATTATACCCGGCAATATTACCCATGCCGTTAAATCAGTTTGACGGAATTTATTATTTGCGGTTATCTGATGGCGTTCAAACGTGGTATTCTGAAATGTTTACGGTTGTGCAGGACGTTTCCGGTTATTTGAAAATTGATTGGTGGGACATTGAAAATTTAGTGTTTGACGCCGGACAAATAGTTTATAAAAATCCGACATTCAAAAACATGTTATATCTTTGTACCGAGTTAGGAAAACCGGATTATGAATTTGAAGAGGACGGCGAGGAAAGGGACGGTTATTTTTTCCCGGAAAAACAAATTTCGGTAAAGACGTTCAAATGTACTATATTGGCACCGGAATACTTATGCGATGTCATGCGCTTTATTCGGATGGCTGATTGTATACATATCACGGATAAATACGGCAGGGAATACGATTGCGACACGTTTTTAATTACCCCGAAATGGCAAACGCAAGGGGATTTGGCGAGCGTGGAAATTGAGTTTAAGACAAACACCGTTGTAAAGAAAATCGGACGTGGGTATATATTGGAAAACAAAGGAGATTTTAACGAAGATTTCAATAATGATTTCGACAACAATTAAATTATTAAATTATGGGAAATTACGAAGTATTAAAACAAGCAGTTTCCGATGTTATTAAAACAAACGGGAACCAAGAAATTACAGGGCAAATAATGCAAAACGTATTATTGTCAATAATCAATAATGTTGGTAAATATGCAACGTATGTTGGCGTTGCAACACTGAAAACAAATCCCGGGACGCCCGACCAAAACGTTTTTTATTTAGCGTCAGAGAGTGGCGTTTACCCAAATTTTGGCGTAACGTTGGATAATGAAATTGCCGTTATTTCAAATAATAACGGAAGTTGGGAAAAGAAACTTTTATTAAAGATAGATAAAGAGTTGAACAGCCAATCAGAAAACCCGGTTGAAAACAAGGCGGTTTCAATGAAAATGGCTGAATTGAAAACGCAAATTGCCGAGCAGAAAAACGAAGTTGATGCGGCAAAACAAGAAGCGTTGAACGCTATTGATGAAGCGGAGCAAAATGCGCTTGACAATTTCAGCGAACAAAGGGTTACACCGGGAATGTTGTCTGAAGCAACATTACAATTGATTAAAACAGCGGGGGGGGGTACTATTAACAATTTACCCGACGATGAAGATTTGACAACGCAGGATTTAGGCGGCAGTGTTTCGGTTTTGAAATTTGCAAACAAATCTTATATGCCGGAAATATTTAGCGGCTTAGGTAGGGTTTATTTGCGGAAAAATATATCTGATGGGAAAAATCTATTGACGCAAGAAACCTTTAATAGCCAAAATTGTATTTATGTAATTCAATATGATTATGATTTGAATGGTAGTATACTAAATATTCCAAAAAATTGTGTATTAAAATTTGATGGTGGTAGTGTGAAAAATGGAACTATGGTTTTGAATAATACAATTATAGAATCAGAGCCATATAAAATTTTTGAAAATATACAATTTCAAGGGAAATATAATATACCAAAAGCATACGCAGAATGGTTTGGCGCAAAGGGGGATGGCGTTAATGATGATGTAGGCGCAATTAATGCGGCTTTGTCATTTGCAAAATCAATAGTTTTACTTATGGGCAAAACCTACAAAGTAACATCAAGTATTTTAATGAAGTATAGAAATACACTTGTCGGTCAATATGATGCAGTAATAACAGCGGATGGCGAATTTGATATTATAAAAGTTGGATATAAATGCGTGGTTTCTGATTTGTCTTTTAATCTCGCTAAACCAATGTGCGTTTTTAGCATAGACTCACAATATATTAATGAAACCTTTGTTGCGGGATTTGTTGGGGTTGATTCATGGAGATATGGAACGTCCGTTGGCATTAATATAAAGAATATTGATATATTTTCACCATGCGATGATTCTGTCAATATTGCAAATGGTGTGTATTGTATAAAATCAATTGCAAACGGATTTGGAAATGGCTTTTGGCAGATAACCGTTAAAGATGTAAATATTATTGGTAAATATGAATATGGTATATATATTAATAATGGCATTGTCAATGGTGGTACTGTGAAGACGTGGCAAACAGACGAACTATATAATAACATAAAAATGCTTTATTGCAAAAATGGTATATATATAGGAAAAGACGATGAGGCTACAGATATTGGCGGATTTCCGCCCGGAAGAATTACGTTTAACAGCGTTTCAGTACAATATGAAGATTATTGCGATAGATTTGCTTATGTAAATGCAGGCAACAGTATAGTTTTTGATAATTGCGAATCATGGGATTGGGGCAAGAGAAAACCTTTTTTGATTAATCCTAATATGACAAATGGCGTTTTAATTAATAAATGCACAAATTTATCTACATCAAAAAATTTCGATTTGACAACATTAGCATTAAAAGAGGCGGCAAGTATCCCGTCAGCTACCGGGATAGGAAATTCACCATTAAAAGGTAGTTATGATATAGCTTTTTTCTTTGATGAGGAAAGGCTAAACTCTGGGCAAAAATTAACAATTGGAGAAGTGAAAAGTTTGCCGTCCGGGAACTACATCATTGGGGCGAATACAAAATGGAATAAGTTATTTGGATTAGACCGAAATTATCTATTCGGATATGGACCGTCTATTATGTCGCTTGAACAACTTAGGAATAATGGTGTCTTAATAATATTGTACCCAATGTATTCAGTTAATACACCTCAAAGAAGTAGGTTTAATAGTATATTATATCAAATTATTCCGCAAACATCCACCGAATCAAATACAAACCCTATATTTGATTTTATAGCATTGCAACCCCAATTGATAGTTTCAGAAAATGTTGCTGATTTTTTGGATGTTACATTTTATAAATATAACTATAGTGGTTGGGTAAAGACGAATAGTATTTATCCTAAATTTGCATTTAAGTATGGTGATAATATTGCTTTAGATGCGCTTGGGTATACATTGACAGATAGTTATGGGGATACAAGACCAACTGGGTTAAGTCCTCGCGATAAGGGAAAAACCTTTTTTGATACAATATTAGGTAAAAACGTATTTTGGGATGGTGCCAAATGGATTGATTCAAATGGAATATCCGTATCAATTATAACGAAAGGTACAACAGGGCAACGTCCAATATTAGATTCTTCATACGAAGGTTTTGAATATTACGATACGACATTGAAGAAAAAAATATTATGGAATGGAGCAAAATGGGTAAATGTGGATGGAACAACTTTATAAATAAGTTATGGAAAGAATTTTTAATTGGGAACAATGGCGTATTATCGCCATTTCCACGGTTAGCCCGGTATTGGGTTATTTGACGCCGACGAAAGGTTTTGTTTATGCGTTATTAGTAATGTTTGCGTTCAATATTTGGGCGGGAATGAGGGCGGACGGCGTGGCAATTGTCAGATGCAAAAACTTTTCATTCCGGAAGTTCAAAAACGCATTATGTGAATTTCTTTTGTATCTGTTTATAGTGGAGACGATTTTTGTAATAATGAAAAATTGCGGCGACGACCAAGCGGCGATTGCCGTTATTAAATCGCTTACATATGTATTTATGTACGTTTATTTACAAAATGCGTTCCGGAATCTGATTATTGCGTACCCCCGGGAATTGGCATTGCGTATTATTTACCATGTTATCCGTTTGGAGTTTACAAGGGCTTTACCGTCGCATTTGCAACCGATAATTGACAGATTGGAAAAAGAATTTGGGGACGACCCCGACAAAAACAATAAAAAGAAAAAAGATGAATAAACAAAGTAATATGTTTAACCCGGTGCGGAGCAATCCGCACCACAAAATTTTATTATTATGGCAGGAATGAAACAATTATCAGCGGGCAGCAGCCAAATTTTAATGATGATGTTCCGGGATAAAAACAACGCCCCAATTAAGGCGGATTCCGTACACGTCAAAGGTTCGATTTTTACCGGAAGCGGTAAGCCGTTTGAATTTGAGGTAAACAAAGGGGTTTGCACCAATTGTAAGATTCAGAACGATATGTTATTGTTTAATATCGTTCCTTTGTTGGGATTGGGACAAATGCAGGTTTATACACAAACTTTTTTGGGCGATGCGAAAGCAATAACCGGAACATACATTTCGGAAAACCAACAGAAGTTAGGAGTTGAAGTAGTTCAGAAAGGAACATTCCTTTCCGATAGGCAGGGCGCAATGTGGGTTGATGTATATTTGCCGATTGAAATTAATGATGCGGCGCAAATTCCGTGGGTTCCGGCAGGAGCAGATGAACAATGGATTAAAGACTATTTGGATAAGTATGTAAAAACCCCGGCATTTTCGGCTGTATTGGCAAAAATGGCAGTTGCGGACAACACTTTGTCAAATGTAGATAACAAAGACTTTGAGAAAAAGGGGAAAGACGCAAATTTTGCCCAAAACGATTTGGAAGATGTGGATTTGGCGAAATTGAAAGAAAAAGGGTTGGCAGCAGGATTGGCAGACGCAAAGAACCCAATAAGCCCAACAGAGTTTGACCGTATGATTAAGCAAAATGCGGCTTTTATAGCTTTGTCGAAAACAGCACACCCAGCAACAGCAGGAAAAACAAATGAGCAAATAAAAGCGTTATTTTACGCAAATCGTCAAGAAGTACAAAAGGGGGTAAATCTGAATACAGACCCATACAACAAAAGTACAACTTTGTTGTTGGTTTATCAGATGAGCAACAATCAAACAATTCAACAGACATTGCCGCCCGTATCGGATAACCGTATTATCATTTTGGAACTTATACAAGAACCGGGGGCAGCCAATTATAAGGCGATAATTAGCCCGGCAGCCGGAGAAAGTATTGATGGGGCAAATACACCAATAACCATTACAAGCAATGGGATTGCAGGTATTTTTTTGCCTATTCAAAACGAAAATACGTGGGATTTTATTCCGTGGTATAAAACTATTGATAGCAGCCTAACAACAAGCGATGAGCAGGGAAATATTGTGTTGCAGACAAAGAATTTACGATTCAAAAAACCATTTTATATTGAATACGATAGTGACACGGACGAAGCAAATGTAAATTTGGGCGATGTTCCATTTTTGTTTAATGATAAAATAACAAAAAAATCATTCAAAGCAACAGAGGTCGGAAGTATGGATGGAACGGTTCGCATTGCACAAGTTGGAAACGGACAAACACCCGATGGTGACCAAATGTACAAGGCTGATTTATCCGTTGTTCCGGGAAAAGATGCGGAGGGAATATTGGCTATGTTAGGAAATGATGAATTGGTAAATTCTAAATATCCAAAATCCCGATTGTGGTTTTCTGATTTGAAAGTAAAAGGCGGTATTGCTGTATATCAAGATATGCAAAAGAAATCTTTCGTCATACAAGATATTGACCCGCAGGATGACCCTAATATTTCCGGAGGAACAACATTCTTGATTGGCTTGTACATTGAGCCAACGCAGTATGGGGATAACAGAATTACGCAAGATGGTTGGGTTAGACTTGAATTTGTTGACGACACAGATACACCGTTATTGGACGTTAACAGCAATCCTATGGCAGTTCAAATTGACTACAAGGCGGGCGATGAGCAGCGCAAAGAATTGTATTTAGGAGAGTGTCAAGCCAAAGCATATACTGATGTTCATTTGCGTATAGAAACCAATTTCCCAAATGAAGAATTATTGTCTATTGGGGCAAATTCATGTGTGTTGATTCAGTCAGTAGGCAAAGACTATGGAGTAGGAAAGGCGTTGTTGGCATTTATGGCATTTACCGGGTATCAAGTCAAGATGAACAACAAGTATTACGGATATAATTCTTTGAACCTTGCAAGGACATTGATTTTCCCCGAACCCGAAACGGAAATTAACAATGATGTTACATATATGGGGGATAATACATATTTGTCAGTTAAGACAGCAGCAAAGGTAAGTATATCTAATAATCAGCTAATTGTTAAAGATAATAACAAGGATTTGCCCGTATTTTCTTTGTTTAAGCGATATAACAGATTTGACACCTTTGTTTGCCGTGGTAAAAATTACAAAGCTACCGTTAAAATTACAGACAAACAAAATGCCTTTGTGGTTGCATTGATGAAGTACACCGGGTCGGAAAATGTAGCACCAACACCGGAATTGGTAAGTTACAATAACGACCAACCGCAATTCAATGCAGGATGGAGCATTTCTGACAAATTATTTATATCAGAGGATGCAGTGAGCGGAATCCATGAAGCAACAAAAACATTTGTTGTTCCTACTGACGCAAAGGAATTTGCGGTAATTATATTCCCTAATGCTTCGCAGATACCAACAACTATGGTATTGAATGATTTTGAGGGGGATATAACCCCGTGGTTTAATCGAATGGTAATAACAGATAGTTCGCATATTTCGGAAAAATATTTGGAGTATCAGAAAGACTATGCAAAATTTGTTGTTATGACCCCGGCAGGTGATGCAAGTTACCGATATACATATAACAAGATTGCAGGAAATATACCTTTGGGAATTAAAAAGGGTTTGGCGTTGGTAAGCAATAATAACGCATGGGCAGACCCCGGAGCGTCAGACCCAAACAAAGTTCAAGGAGATTTATTGGCGGAGGCAGACGGAGTTATAACAATTCAGTATTCCGGGCAGGCATACAACGAAACAAGCACAATGAATGAAGCCAATTTTTGGGCTGCAAAGGTTGCACCGGACGGGGCATTGACAGAAGTACCAAATAGCCGATATTCAACAACCATTGAAGCAAACAGAAAGATTGCCAAGAACATTCAGTCTAAAAGTATATCATTTCCAATTCAGCAGGGCGAGTCAGTCAGATTTTTGGCTAATTCAAATATTGATGATGGCTTTTATCTCCAAAGCGGGACAGACGGAAAACCTTTGTTTGAGGTCGTTGTAAACTTTAAAGAAATGGTAGGTATGCCGTTTATACCGGATGAATTTGATAAGGGTGCAACTGAATCTTATGAATAATAACCGGGGCGAAAAGCCCCATAAAACAAAATAAAAATGGATAAGATAATTATATTAGATGCCGGACACGGCAATAATACAGCCGGAAAACGTTCCCCCATTTGGGGGGACGGTTCCCAATTGTTAGAATGGGAGTTTAACCGTGATATTGTACGCCGTATTGCGGCGATGTTGAAAGCGGAGGGAATAAAGTTTGAAATTTTGGTACCGGAGGACAACGACGTATCATTATCGGAACGTTGCCGCCGTGCTAACGTGATATATGACGATTGCGGGCAGAACGCCGTATTGTTCAGCATACACGGGAACGCCGGAGGCGGCACCGGATGGGAATGTTATACAAGCGTCGGCAAAACGAAAGCCGATGAAATTGCAACCGTCCTTTGTAATGAGGCAGAAAAGGAGTTTGCCCCGGATGGTTGGAAAATGCGTTTCGACCATTGCGACGGCGACCCGGACAAAGAAAGCCAATTTTATATTCTGAAACATACGGTTTGCCCGGCGGTATTATCTGAAAACTTCTTTTTTGATAATGAAAAGGATTGCCGTTTTATGATGAGCGACGACGGAAAAGAAAGGATTGCAAAGGTACATTTTGAAGCAATAAAGAAAATTGTATGAAAAAGTATTTGATTTGGGCGGCAATCATTTTGGCGGTTGCCGCCGCCTTTTGGGTGCAACACGTCAAAATAAAGAGGTTGACCGAGGAACGGGACAGATACCGGAGCAATACCGAAATACTATTGCAGGACGTCAAGACGTACCAAACGAAAGACAGTTTGAACGCAATCAAAGTCGGGAATTTGGAGTTGTCATTGGCGGAATACAAAAAGTACCGGGCGGACGATTTGGCGTTGATAAAGACGTTGCAGGCAAAGAACCGGGATTTGGAACGGGTTACAACAACCCAAATGGAAACAATCAACGAATTGCGGGCAACCGTCCGGGATAGTGTTGTATATTTACCCGGCGACACGGTTACGACTGTATTACGTTGTATTGAGTATTCCGACAAATGGGTTGATTTTGACGGATGTATTAAAAATAATACGTTTTCGGGCAAAATTATAACACGGGATAGCCTTTTAATAACGGAAACTGTGCAATATAAGCGTTGGTTAGGTTTTTTATGGAAAACAAAACGGATAAAAAACCGTGAATTTGATATTGTTTCAAAAAATCCACATACAAAAATTACCGGGTTTGAGGTTATAACAATCGAAAAATAACTATATTTGCGGCAAACGGGGATAGTTCGGAGTAGCTACCGGATGAAAAAAGATGCAACCACTTTTCCCCGTTTCCCTTTTTTTTGGTTGCTTACTTAAATGGTTGTATAATGGAAATTTGGAAAGATGTACCCGGATATATAGGGTTGTATAAAGTGAGTAATTACGGGCGTGTAAAATCCGTTAAGAAACAATTAGTTTTGAAAACATGTGGTTCCGGGAATAGATATAAAACCGTTGCTTTATGTAATGGGATGCGCAAAACGTTTCGATTACATAGATTAGTTGCAGCGGCTTTCATTCCGAACCCGGACAACAAACCATGTATCGACCATATCGACGGCGACCGAGCCAATAACCATGCGGACAACTTGCGTTGGGTTACATATTTGGAAAACAATAATAATCCTATTACGAAAAAGCGATTGAGCGAAAATAACGCAAAAAATATGCAGGGTAAAGAGGGCGTATTGCATCCAAATTCAAAACCTGTTAGAATGATGAAAAACGGGGTTTGTCTTAAAATATACCAATCTATACATTTAGCCAAAAAGGACGGGTTTAACGATACACTAATAATCCGATGTTGTAAAGGGCGTATGAAAAAACATAAGGGTTATAATTGGGAATACATATAATAGGCGTAACAAGGGATTGTAACCAAGCGTTGCAACCCCATTTTTGTTTTTGCCCGTTTTTAGCCCCGTATTTCGATTATTTTGTTTGAATGGATAAAATACCCACCCCGGCAAATAAAGTGGCTTAAAATGAAAATTCGCCAAAAATAACTTTGCGGGGTGCCAAAAGAAACGTTTTTTGTCAGCAAATCGAAAATAAAAGAAAATTCTTTTGGTAGTTAAAATAAAATGCCCTATCTTTGTGCCATGTTAATAAAACGACCGGGCGTTTTCCCGGCAACAAAAAGAGCGATACAATGAAGCCCGAAGATATTTACAACGGTTTGGAATATACAACAAAAGAAATTAACCGTACTTTCAAAATCAAAGTAAACGGCTTGTTCAACGGCAAAAAGATTAACACGTTGGTTGGCGTTTCCGGTTTGATTAAGTTAGTAGGCGTTGAAATGGCGAACAAATTATTGCGCCGTGCTTTCCGTTGTGTCAAAGACGCCGAACATTGTAAGTTGCGCCGGGGTTTGAAAATATCCTTTTATTATTACTAATCCGACCGGGCGGGTTCCCGGAACCAAATAAATTTCAAATATGGAAACAAAGAAAAGAACACAGGCGACGGACATTGCCGAGATTGCAACCAAGTTAGACGGCAAAGTTAAATTTTCGTCAATCATTTACAGCCAACAAATGTTGTCGGAGAAATACCGGGAAACAGGGGTAAACGATATGTATTTTATCGGCAAAAAATTTGGGTTGTGGTTTTATACAAGCCGGGCGGCATTAGATAACCTTTGTTATCTGCAAAACCCTAAATTCCCGACGTGGGTATTGTGCGAAAATTCATTGAGTTTGTACGAAATAAGATAATAACCCGCCGGGGGTTCGCCCCCGGCACAATAACAAAGATTATGGCAAAGTATATTTTGAGCAAGAAAGCGAAAGGCAAAAAGTATCAATACACCGTTACCGACGAAAAAGGCAACGTTATTTCAACAAGAACGTCCGCCCGTGATTATGTGGGTGTTCATAAGGGAACCGACCGGGCAAAGGGTCGATTGGCAAACGCCGAGTTGCGCCGATGTAAGATTGAAGCGCACCGATATTTTGATGAGTTGTACAAACGTGGACTAATGAAGCGACGGGAGGCGTACAAATGGTTATCCGACCAATTGGGATTACCCCCGGAATATACGCATATTGGAATGTTTAACCCCGAAACGTGCGCAAAGGTCGTGGACGTTTCAAAAAAGTATTTATTAACCATGCGATTTGCATTAAGACGACAGGATAAAATAAAAGCGCATTTTGAACCCAACGGGGACGAAATGTTGAATCGAATAAAAGAGAGTTTAACCCGGTTTTTTGCCGCCGACCGTTCGGAGTTCCCGGAGGGATACCGGGAAATTGAGGACTGTTTTAACCAATTGCCGGGGGAACCATACCCGACCATTGCAATAAACGACGTCGGTAACGACGACCGAATGATTGAATTTTATGTTACCGGAAAACAATACGACGTTTACCACGTCGCATTTAAGGGGTTTACAAAGGGTTAAGATATGGAAAGCGTAATTATTGAGGAAATGCGGGCGTTTTTACGATTAGGATTGCCCGAACGTCAACGAAAGTATTTTGCCGACACAATCGACGTGGCAAAGCGTGTCGAGGTTGTCCCGGCGGCGGACGTGTTCAACGAACGGGAAATTGAGTTGATACGCCGGGTTGTTCGCCCGGAGGTCAAAGGATGTTACCGCAATGCGCATTTGTTGACGTTGTTATTTCCCGACCGGGTGCGATACGTCGAGGGTAAAACGCATACAGTTATACCAATCGACCACGCATTTAACCGGGTCGGGGACAAATATATTGACATTACGTTTGAGTTCGCATTGGAGTTAGACCCAACGCAATACGAATATGTGGCGTTTGGGGAATATCCGGCGGGCGTTATTGAGGAAATAACCAACCAAACGGGATATTATGGCGATATATACCGATTTTGTTATTGTGCGGCGCAAATGGCGTTGGAAAAGAAGAACCCCCGGACGTAACAGATACGCCGGGGATTCGGTACGCAGTAACCGAGAGCGATTTTTGGTAATGCGGTATTGCAAAGGTAGGTTAAAAACCGGATATTTCACGCACCCGGCAAAAATGATTTCGCAAAACAAAGATTATATTTTTGGAAAATAGATAAATAAAATACTATTGCATTTGCAAAAACAAAAATAATATCTATGTTTGCATAATAAAATTAGTAGTATGGAAATTTGGAAAGAAATAAAAGACTATGAGGGGTTATATGAGGTAAGCAATTACGGGCGTATAAAGTCATTAGATAGCAATATAATTTTGACGCCTTGTAAACCCGCAACGTCCGGTTTATCTGTTACCTTATCAAAAAACAGAGTAAACACGAAGTTTCAAGTTAGCCGATTAGTTGCGGCGGCTTTTATTCCTAACCCGGACAACAAACCATACGTTGACCATATAGACGGAGTTAAGTATCATAATTTTGCAGACAATTTGCGTTGGTGTACACAAAAGGAAAATATGAACTATAAACCCGCAAGGCGAAATAAGATTAAATATAATTGCCAAATAGTCGGATATGGAGCGGACGGAAAAGAATGTATTCGTTTTGATAATTATATAGATGCGGAAAAACGGGGTATGTATAGGCATTTGATAAAAAAGAGTGTTGATACCGGGAAACCATATAAGGGAATTTTGTATAAAGAAGAAAAATAAAACCCACCGGGGGGAATACCCGGCAATGATATGAAAGTAAAAGATAGCAAAGAATTAAACGAGTTGGCGACCCTTTCCGGGAAACCCGCCAAACAGGTATCCGACATTATCGTTTCGGAATTACTCAACAACAAAGTTATTGAGGACCTACCCGACAATTGGGGTTGTTCTGTTTTCGATGCAATCAGCGAGGAAACAACCGAGGAACAAACCGCCCAATGTTATACGTCTATATCTGAGGCGTTGGGCGTGTATGTAAAAAAGGTTTTCGCCATTATCCCGAATTTGGATTTGGTCGGTAATGGCGATTGCCCGGAGTGTGGCGGCGAAATGGAGGTTACGGACGGCGAATATAAGCAAACAGGCGGGGACGGATATATTACGCCCCCAGAATATACCCCAATTTGGGAGGAAACAACGTGTACGCATTGCGGACACAAAGAGAGTAACGAACCGAGTTATTAACAATAAAAATTAAAGTTATGGCATTGAGATTAAGAGTAAACGAAGCAATCGCCCGTTCCGAGGCGAACGGAAAAAAGGTTTTGAAAAAAGACATTGCCGCCCGTCTTTTTGAGGGTGCAAGCGAGAGCGCACAACAGGTAAATATGACGAATTTATGTAACGGCACGACCAAACGGATTGTCCCGGAATGGGTCGTTATTCTTTGCGAAATGTTGGATTGTACGGCGGATTACCTGTTTGGCATGGAGGGCGGAAACAATGAAAAGTAAGTTTATCGAATGGTTGGAAGCCGCCGCCGAAACCATGTTTTCCGGGTTGTTTCAAGCGAAAGCCCTAATTGTTACGTTTGGCGCATTGGGGTTATGTTGTTTGATTGGCGCATTTTGGAACCCGTGGCAATTGTTATTTGCGGCAATGTGCGCCGCAATGGTATTATGTGGAATTTCAGAATATAAAAAGTACAAGTAATGAGAGCAAAGAGCGATAAACCGGGCGACCCGGTAAAAGAGGTTGCGGGAACCGTCGGCAATGTTGCCCCGGATATGTTCCCGGAGATTAACGAGGAACAACAAACAATTATTCCCCCGTTCGTTGATGTTCAACCGGAACAACCAACCGGAGTGTTTGAGATAATACCGGGCCTGACGGTTGAGGAAATGACGGCAATGTTTTTCGACGAAAAAACATTGATTGAACCCCCGTATAAGGTTTGGCAGTTAAACAGCAAGGGACACCGATATTATTACCGATATGACGACGCCGGGAACCCGGAGTTTTTCCCGTCGGTTACAACTATATTGTCCCAAACATTACCCAAAGCCCCGCACCTTATAAATTGGATTGCGAACAAAGGCATTGAGGAAGCCGAGCGATACAAAGGCGAACGGGCGGCGTATGGAACGTTTATGCACGCCGCATTTGAGGAATTATTGATTAACCGAGCGTATGATTTGGACGGGCTAAAAGGCAAACTAAAAGAATACATTGAGGTTTACCGATTGCCGGACGACTTTATTTATTACGCCGACGATTTGAAAAAGGACGTATTGGCGTTTGCGCAATTCGTATTGGATTATGATGTACGACCGTTAGCCGTTGAAATTGCGTTGGTACACCCGTATTACAAGTACGCCGGAATGATTGATTGCCCGTGTACCATGCGGGCAAAGATTGGAAGCGACGACCGGATTAACGCAATTGTCGATTTCAAAAGCGGGCGCAAAGGCTTTTACGAGGAAAGCGAAATACAATTGGGGATGTACCGGGATATGTCTGTCTCTTATACAC